ACTTAGAGCAGTTGATTTTGAAATTTACTTTGATAGAGGTATCGATAGATATGGTTCGTGGTTAAACACTATGAAAACATATAAGTTGGTAACTGTAAGTGGTGCATGGTACACATGGACTGATGAACAAACTGGTGAAGTTATTAAGTTTCAAGCAAAAGGGTTTGCCGATATATTGGAAGAACGACCTGAAATAAAAGAACAAATGTATAAACAAATCTGTGATGCATATATTTTAGGATATAAAGAAGCATCCGAATCAGCAAACACAGATACAACCGAATTTGATGATACGCACGAAATCTAATTACAAAGAAATGTTAACTAACTTATCTAATGCATCGAAAGGTGATGTAAACGATAAAGTTATGATTGTAGATGGATTGAATATGTTCATCAGAGTGTTTGGAGCAGTTCCTACTTTGAATGATGATGGAGAGCACGTTGGTGGGGTAACAGGATTCCTGTTATCCCTCGGCGCTCTTATCCGAAATAACAAACCAACGAGAGTTTTGGTAGTGTTTGATGGTAAGGGTGGTTCTCATCGTAGAAAGAAAATGTGGAAAGGGTATAAAGAGGGTAGAACGGGTCTTACTAAAGTGAATAGATTGGTTGGTTACGAAGATTTAGAGGACCAGGCGGAATCTATGAAACGTAACTTTAACACTTTAATAAAGTATTTAGATTTCTTACCTGTTGATTTATGTTATATAGACCACATTGAAGCTGATGATGTTATGGCTTATGCTGCCAGACACATCTTTAAGAAAGAAGTTTTGATAGTATCATCTGATAAAGATTTTCTACAATTGGTAGATGATAGAATTTCAGTATATCTACCAACTAAAAAGAAGATGATGAACAAAGATGATGTAAAGGAGTTATATGGTGTACCATCACATAACTTAGTATACTATCGTATATTCGATGGTGATAAATCTGATAATATTCCTGGCGTAAAAGGTATAGGTCCTAAAACGTTGATTAATAAATTAGATTTTTTACAATCAGATGATTTAACATTAGATACCTTATTTGAAAAGGTATCACAAATGGATGATGAAAAACTAAAGAACAAAATTTTAGAAAATAAAGATGTTCTTCAGTTAAATTATGATTTAATGCAGTTATCTAATCCAATTATGGGTTCTGCAATCACATCTAACGTAAGAAATATCATAGATTCCCCTATAAACGGATTGAATTCATTTCAATTTAAAAAAGAGTTTATGATTGATAAGTTGTACACCGCATTTAAGAATGTAGAAACGTGGTTGGTGAACACTTGGAGTGATTTAGATAAGTATTCGAAACAAACTAAAAAATAAGTTTGTTTATTTAAGATTTTATTTGTATATTTGTATCCTATGGATAAGTTTGGAAATAAGTTTGGAACATCATTTCAGATTAAGATAATTTCAGCGCTAATCTCTGATAGAATATTTCTTCAGATGGTGTATGATATTATCAAACCGGAATATTTTGATTCTGAATCAAATGAGTGGATTGTAAAGAAGATTCTTTCCCACTTTGATGGTTATGGTGAGTTACCAACATTAGATGTATTTAAAGTAGAGGTATCTAAGATTGAGAGAGATGTTCTCAAACAATCCATTGTAGATAATCTAAAGCAGGTTTGGAATGGGTTAGAATCTGATGATTTGGATTATGTAAAAGAAAAAACTTTAGAGTTCTGTAAAAACCAAACCTTTAAAAACGCAATATTAGAATCAGTTGGATTATTAGAAGAAGGTAAGTTTGATATCATTAAATCAAAAATTGATGATGCAATGAAAGCCGGACAGGATACTGATATTGGACACGAATACAAATTACAGATTAAAGAACGATATGAATCTACTATTAGAGATGTGATTCCAACTGGATGGGATGTAATTGATGAATTAGCAGATGGTGGTTTTGGTAAAGGTGAGTTGATAATGTTTGCAGCACCTCCAGGAATTGGTAAATCTTGGGCATTAGTAAATGTGGGTATGGTAGCTGCTAAATTAGGTAAGACGGTAGTTCACTATACATTGGAGTTGAATGAAGGTTATGTTGGTCAAAGATATGATGCAGTTCTAACAGGTACTGCAGTTCCAAATCTAAAATACAATATAGAAGATGTTTCAAATCAAGTTAATAACCTAAAAGGTGAACTTATTTTGAAATATTGGCCTACTAAATCTGCAGGATTAAACGCAATGAGAGCATCCTTAGATAAATTAAAGTTACAAGGTAAGAATCCTGATGTGATTATTGTGGATTACGCTGATTTGTTAAAGGGTAATAGTAGAAAAGAACGACACGAAGAGTTAGAAGAGATTGTAGAGGGTTTGAGGGGTATTGCTGGTGAATATGAATGTCCACTATACACAGCATCCCAAATCAATCGTAGTGGTGCAAATGATGATGTGATTACTGGTACTTCTATCGCAGGTTCATTCTCTAAATTAATGACAGCAGATTTTGTGGTTTCTCTAAGTAGAAAAATTGAAGATAAACTTGCAGGAACTGGTCGTTGGCACGTTATCAAAAATAGATTTGGACCAGATGGGATGACTCTACCATCTAAGGCGAATATGAGTAATGGTAGAATTAACATATATTCCGATGATTCCATTGATGGTAAAAAGACCACAAATGATATGTCAAAGGGGGAGAGTTTAGTAAGAAAGAATTTGTTACAAAAATATAATGAAATGAAGGGTGATATTGATGTTTAGTCAGTATTTATAATCACTCAATTAAAGTTTAACGAAATAATTAAGGAAAAATATAATGGGAATATTTGCGGAAAGAATACCCTTCAAACCATTCGAATATCCAGTATATTATACTGAAGGTTGGCTCAAACAAGCACAAGCCTTTTGGTTACATACTGAGATTCCAATGCAAGGAGATGTAAAGGATTGGAATGAGAATCTAAACGAATCAGAAAAAAACTTAGTTGGTAATATCCTATTAGGATTTGCTCAAACTGAATGTGCTGTATCTGATTATTGGACAACTATGGTAACTAAGTGGTTTCCAAAGCACGAAATTAAACAAATGGCTATGATGTTCGGTTCTCAAGAAACAATCCACGCAACCGCATATTCTTATCTTAACGAAACATTGGGTTTAGAAGATTTCGAAGCGTTCTTACATGAACCTGCAATCGCAGAAAAGTTTGAGTTCCTAACTTCAACATCCGCGGATTGGACATATGAGGATTTAGAATCCAATCCAATCGCACGAAAAGAAGTAGCTCGCTCACTTGCAATCTTCTCAGCATTTGCAGAGGGAGTATCATTGTATTCATCATTTGCAGTTCTTTACTCATTCCAAATGAGAAACTTATTGAAAGGCATCGGACAACAAATGAAATGGAGTGTAAGAGATGAATCACTACATTCTAAGATGGGATGTCAGTTATTCAGACATATGTGTGATGAATATCCTGAATTATTAGAAGAAGTAAAGGATGATGTTATCAAAGCAGCTCAATATATGGTAGAGATGGAACATAACTTTATTGATAAGATGTTTGAGATGGGTGATTTAGAAAATCTAAAATCAAAAGACCTAAAAGAGTTTATCTCAAAGAGGGGTAATGAAAAGTTGGGTGAGCTGGGATATAATGCAATCTCAGGTGGAGATTTTCACTTTGAATACAATGATAAGAAGGCATCTAATTTAGATTGGTTCTATCACTTAACAGGAGGAACAACACATACCGATTTCTTTGCAGTAAGACCAACGGATTACTCTAAAGCGAATGAAGGTGAAGATTTTAACGATATTTGGTAAAAAGTTATGAAAAATTTTGGAGAAGAATTAGGCTGGGAATTGGGAGTAGATTTTCCTGATTGGGCCAATACGGAAATATATGTAAAAACAATCTCAAAAGGTTATCTATTGGCAGGTGAAACTCCAAAGGATGCATATTGGAGAGTATCAACATCAGTTGCTCGTAGATTAGGTAAACCACAAATGGCATCAAAATTCTTTGATTACATTTGGAGAGGTTGGTTAAATCTAGCAACACCTGTATTATCAAATACTGGTACTGATAGAGGATTACCCATTAGTTGTTTTGGAATCGATGTAGCAGATTCCATTCAAGATATTGGTACAAAAAACCTTGAGATGATGCTACTTGCCAAACATGGTGGTGGGGTCGGTATTGGTATCAACCAAATCAGACCAGCGGGAAGTAAAATTACTCAAAATGGAACATCCGATGGTGTAGTTCCATTTACTAAGATTTATGATTCAACAATTCTTGCAACAAATCAAGGTAGTGTACGAAGAGGGGCAGCATCAGTAAACTTAAACATTGAACATGATGATTTCGATGAGTGGATTGAAATCAGAGAACCTAAAGGTGATGTAAACCGACAGTGTCTTAATCTACACCAATGTGTGGTGGTAGGTGATAAGTTTATGAGAAAGTTGGAAGATGGTAATGATGAAGCACGTAGAAGATGGGGTAAGGTACTTCAGAAGAGAAAAGCAACTGGTGAACCTTATATTATGTATAAGGGTAACGTAAACAAAGCAAATCCCGAAGCATACAAACAAAATTCACTAAAAGTTTTTATGACTAACATTTGTAGTGAAATTACCCTACATACTGATGAATCTCACTCATTTGTTTGTTGTTTATCATCATTGAATTTATCTAAGTACGATGAGTGGAAACATACTGATTTGATTTATACCGCAACTTGGTTTTTGGATGGAGTATTAGAAGAGTTTCTCCAAAGAGCTAAGAATATGAGAGGATTTGAGAATTCGGTTCGTTCTGCTGAAAAAGGTAGAGCATTAGGATTGGGTGTATTAGGGTGGCATACATATCTACAACAAAAAGGTATTCCATTTGATTCACTCCCAGCTCAGTTTGAAACCAGAAAGATATTCTCTCAGTTAAAAATTGAATCAGAAAGAGCTAGTAGAGATATGGCACAAGAATTTGGTGAACCACTATGGTGTGTCGGCACAGGTATGAGAAATACTCACCTAAGAGCAGTTGCACCTACGGTTTCTAATTCTAAGTTGGCAGGTAATGTATCACCAGGTATTGAACCTTGGGCAGCAAACGTATTTACAGAACAAACTGCAAAGGGTACATTCATTCGTAAGAATAAAGAATTAGAGAAGGTACTTAGAAAAGTAGGTATCAATAATAAAGATACGTGGGATAAGATTTTATCTGATGGTGGTTCTATTCAGGGTATTGATGAATTAGATAATTGGGTATATTGTGATGGTAGAATTATAAATGTATCTGATTGTGCAGAAGGTAAAGAGGTTGATAAAGTAAAAGATGTATTTAAAACATTCAAAGAAATCAATCAGTTAGAATTAGTAAGACAGGCGGGTGTAAGACAACAATATATCGACCAATCGGTATCCCTTAATCTTGCGTTCCCATCTGTTGCATCACCTAAGTGGTTAAACCAAGTCCATATGGAAGCTTGGAAACAGGGTGTAAAAACTTTATATTATACAAGAACTGAATCAGTACTAAGGGGTGATATTGCACAACAGGCAATGGACCCGGATTGTATTAGTTGTGATGGATAAAAAAAAGTTTTGTAAAAAGTGTAAACTATGTGGTGATGAAATACCATTAGGTTTAACACTATCTAAAATATGTGTAAAATGTTTAACAAAAGGTAAAAAATGAAGTATTTGTATTTTTCAGCAAGTTGGTGTGGTCCGTGTAGAACGCTAGGCCCGATTATGAACCAGGTATCATCAGAAGTTCCTGTTCAGAAAGTAGATGTGGATTCTGAGTATGAGTTAGCACAAAAGTTTAATGTACGAAATATTCCAACAGTTGTGTTGGTAAATGGTGATTCTGAAGTAAAGCGATTTGTAGGAGTACAACCGAAAGATACCTATATAAACGCAGTAAAATAAATTTGGATAATTAAAAAATTATTCGTATATTAGTAGTTATGAAAGAACAATTAAAACAGTTATTAGATTTTCAAACAGCATATAACTCAACAAGAAACTTTAAACCTACCTTAATCTCAGAAGATGATTATGTACTGAGGTATAAGTTAGGTAAAGAAGAATTGATAGAGTATTTTGATGCGTGTAAAGATGGAAACCTTGTCGAAGTAGCAGATGCACTCGCAGACCAATTATATATCCTATTGGGTACTATGATATCACATGGAATGCAGGATGTAATCGAAGATATCTTTGATGAGGTACATCGTTCGAATATGAGTAAACTGGGCCCAGATGGTAAACCCTTATATCGTGAAGATGGTAAGGTACTCAAAGGCCCTAACTACTCACCACCAAATGTATCCAAATATCTATCAGATAATGGTCAATTACAAATTCCATTAGATGAAGAGATATAGGATGGCATTAAGAGGGGAATCACATCCAGCACATAAACTGACTGAAGAGCAGGTGAACGCCATAAGAAAACTATGGAAAGTAGGCCATAGAAATATAAGAGTGTTGGCTAGGAACAATGGTGTTTCTCCTGCTAATATTCGTAGAATTGTTAGGAATGAAACTTGGACACATTTGTTAATAGGTGATTTCGATAAATATCAGTAATGAAGGAAGTAGGAAAGAATTATTGTGATACATCAAAAATATCAATAAGAAAGATTTCTAAATCCGTAGCAAAAGATATAGTGATAAAGAATCATTATTCTCATTTATGGACTAAGGTATCTTACGCTATTGGTTTATATGTTGAAGATGATTCACATCAATTCTTTAATACTTCAGAAAAGCTTATTGGTGTTGCGTGTTATGGAGACCCAATCGGAAGATTGAGTGGACAATCCATAACTGATATGTTAGATAGAACGGAAGTTTTAGAATTAGTTAGAGTATTTGTATTTGATGGGTATGGTTCAAACATAGAGAGTTGGTTCTTAGGTAAGACTTTTGAATGGTTAAGGGAGAACGCTCCACATATCAAAGCACTGATATCATACTCAGACCCTAAAGAGGGACACAACGGAACTATTTACCAAGCAACAAATTGGCTGTATCAAGGTGATTCATTACGATATAATGATAGTTGGAGTTTTAAGTTTAGTGAAGATGGTGAGTGGCAACATGGGAGAACAATATTTCCATATTATGGAACAAACGACCCAAAGAAAATCCAAGAACAAATTGATAAACCATTTTGGATTCGTAAAGAACCACGTAAACACCGATATGTTTACATTCTTTCTAAAGGTGGTGAGAGAAGGAAGTTACTTAAAACTTTGAAACACCCCATCTTACCATACCCAAAATCAGAAAACGAAGTAGAATTAGAAATTAGAAAATTAGAACCAATTGAAAGTAGAAGGTAAAGAATATTGTGATGTAAGTAGAGTTAGTGTTGCTCCCATAGCAAAATCTATTGCTAAGGATATTATCGTAAAGAAACACTATACTCACGCATGGACATCTTGTAGATACGCATTGGGTATCTATTATCGTAATGATGAAAAAGATGTATTCGGTAATCAACAACAACTTATTGGATGTGCTATCTACGGATTCCCAGTCGGAGCAAAAGCACCTACTTCAGTATGTGAAGGATTAACCAAAGATAATATCTTAGAGTTGACTAGATTGTATGTTGATGATGGGTATGGTTCTAATATCGAATCAAACGCATTATCTAAAACATTTAAGTGGATTAAAGAAAATGATAAGAACATCAAAGTTCTACTTTCATATGCTGATAATGGGCAAGAACATTTAGGTGGTATCTATCAGGCAACCAACTGGATATATCAAGGGTTGAATACTGATATCGCATTGATGCCAAACTGGGGTATCTCACTAACAAAAGACCCACATAATTGGATACATAGTAGAACTGTATTTAACAATTGGGGTAGTGGTAACTTAGAACACTTAAAAAGAGAAATCGGTAAGGATGGGTACAAAGAGTTTTGGAGAAGAGAAGAACCACCAAAGCATAGATATATTCAATTATTACCACAAAACAAAAAAGAGAAAAAAGATTTGATGAAAAGGTTGAAGCATGAGATTCAATCATATCCCAAATCAACAAGAGATTACAATACGGATGTTATCAGACACGATACATATCCACCAGAAGAAAGTAATGAAATAAACTTTTGGTAGTTTCAAAAATATTTTGTATATTTGTACAATATTAAACATAATAAAATATGAATAAGTTTTTTACAGACCCAGCAGCATCTAAAGAATACAAATATAGATGTTTGATATATCCGAATATCACATTTCAAAAAGATTTTTATAAGGATAGTTTTTACATCATTATGTCAAATATTCTAAAACATTTGACAAAACTTAGACCTGATATACACTTTACTATTTTGACTCCAGAAATAATGCCTGGTTTTCAATATGATAGTGTTGAACAGGTTTTGTTTAAATGGCCTACATATCCAAATGAAATGCGTCAACACTTTGATACATTTGCTATAAAAAAGGTAACTGATTATAAAACAAACGATTGGGATTTTGTATATAGTTACTTACCTGAACATACTCTACTTTTAGAGAATCACTTTTACAATACAACAAATCAGAGACCTGTGTTCTTTGGATATAGTCCATATATTGAAATTCCAAAAACAACAAAATATGATGCTAGTTTGTTAAGACATCATTATGCTGGGTTGTTATCTATGAACACTTGTGGAGTAACTTCAGAAGCAGTTAAAGATGCGATTATTGAAAATGCTAAATTGTGTTTACCTGATTCTGATATTGAGAAACTTAAAGATATTGTACGAGCAATGCCGCGTGGGTGGGATAATGTACCCGGTCCAAGAAAAGAACCACAAACTGACCCAAAGATTATAGTTTTCAATCATAGAGCTAACTCATATAAAAGTTATGATTGGTTCTTACTTCAGATGGATAAACTTTGGGAGACACGTAAAGATTTTAAGGTATGGGTGCCGTTGGCAGATACAGAAGATAAAGAATATATTTACAATGATAAATTTGATAGACAGGGTTATTTTACTGAACTATCAAAATGTTGGGTAGGTGTTTGTGGTCAATCACATCATACAGGTTGGGCTAACTCAGCAGCAGATGGTATGGCAGTTGGTGTTCCATATGTTTTCTATGATGCTGATTACTACTCACTATATAGTAAAGATGCTGGTTTATACTTCAAAACTGATGCTGAATTTCAAACTATGATTAACAAAGTATTAGATGATACATCTTTCAGAAACGAATATTCAGAGAAATGTAGAATATTGGGTGAAGAAAACTCCTATGAAGCTATCGTTAAAAAACATTATGCACCAAACTTTGTTGAAGCAGAATCTAAATTAAAAATGGTTGGTGAAGATGCTGAAGGTTATAAAAAAATTGTAGAATATATAAAAAAGGTAAAAAGTGTTTCTAAAACTAATTTAGTAGCTTATTTGAATTGGGGGAAGGGTATTCCATTTAATATTTACCGAAATAGATTAAGAACACATCCTAATATCAGATTGACTAAATCTGGTTATGAGTGGGTTGATTAAAAATAAAAAAAGTTAATGGCATATCAAAATGTATATTGGGAAAAAGAAGGTGGAATCGTTCATTGTTGGGATGATAAGAAAGGTTACTTTACAAAGAAGTATAGAAACTATGCTTATGTTAGAGATGGTAATGGTTCTTATGAATCAATCTATGGTGAGAGGTTAAAGAAAATCAACTTTTGGAAAAAAGAAGATAATCTAAAACTATATGAATCTGATGTAAATGAGGTAACTCGTTTTCTAATTGATGAATATGGTGATTCAGATGAGGTATCAAATGGACACGTTATTCTAACATTCGATATTGAGGTAGAAATGAATTCAGGTCTGCCTGATACAACTGAGGCTAATAACGCAATGACTTCAGTAGCATTTCACGATTCAGTTACAAACGATTACTATGTGTATGTTGTAAATGAGGGTGAAGAAATAAATAAAACCATCAAAGGGGCTAAGGTTCGTTCATTCAGAACTGAAGAAGATATGTTGATGGCATTCTTAACAAGTTGGGAAGAGATTTCTCCTACAATTGTAACTGGTTGGAATATTGATTTCTTTGATGTTACTTATCTATACAATAGATTAAAAAGAGTTTTTGGTACATCAACTGCAAATCGATTATCACCAATCAAAAAAGTTACTTGGAATCAATATCGTAGTAGGTATATCATTGCTGGTGTATCTGCTTTAGATTATATTGCACTTTATAAGAATTTTACATATACTCAACAACCAAACTATCGATTGGATACAATCGCTCAGTTGGAATTGGGTAGAGGTAAGGTTGAGTACGAAGGTAACCTAGACCAATTATTCAGAGATGATATTGAGAAGTTCATTGAGTATAACTTAGTGGATGTGGAGTTGGTTGTTGATATGGATAAGAAACTTCAGTTTATTGATTTGGCACGAGCAATATGTCATGCTGGACACGTTTTCTATGAAGATTTCTTATTCTCATCAAAGTGGTTAGAAGGTGCGATTCTAACATTCCTGCGAAGAAGTGGAAGGGTTGCACCTGATAGACCTTTGAGAAGGAATCGTAAAGAAGATGGTTCTGATGGTGAAGAGAAGTTTACTGGTGCTTATGTGAAAGAACCAAAACCTGGTCTTTATAAATGGGTATACGATTTAGATTTAACATCACTATATCCATCCATCATTATGACTATCAATATCTCACCCGAAACTAAGTTGGGTAAGATTGAAGGATACTCAGCAGAAGCTCATATGAAGGGTACGTTATCTGAATATCTAATTACTGATACAAATGGTAAACAATATCCACCAATGGATAAAGAGAAGTTTATGGATTTCATTACAAAGATGAATTTCTCAGTAGCATCAAATGGTGTAATTTATACGCAAGAAAAGGTGGGTGTAATACCTGAGATTCTGAATGTATGGTTCGATAAGAGGGTAGAGTACAAAGACCTTATGAAGAAATTTGGTAAGGAAGGTAATGATGAACTCTATAAGTTCTACTCTCAACGCCAATTAGTTCAAAAGATTATGTTGAACTCACTATATGGTGTATTAGGATTACCAGCATTCCGATTCTATGATGTTGATAACGCAGAAGCAGTTACTCTTACAGGTCAGACAGTAATTAAAACTACTGAGATGATTGCTAACCAATATTACATAAAGAACATTGGTAAAGAAGCAGATTATAATGTGTACACCGATACTGATTCAGTATTCTATCAAGCAGGCCCATTGGTTAAGGCCAGAAACCCAAACATCAATATGGATTCGGATGAAGAAATGATTCCAGCGATTCTATCAGTAGCACAAGAAGTTGAACAACACATCAACAAAGTGTATGATACAATGTCAAAAAAGATGTTTAATGTGGATAACCACCGATTTGATATTAAGCAGGAAACTATCGCTAAAGGTGGGTTTTGGGTATCAAAGAAGAGATACGCTCAATGGATTATCAATGATAATACTGTAAATTGTGATAAGTTAGATGTTAAAGGATTAGATGTAAAACGAAGTTCATTCCCAACTTATTTCAAAGAAGTGATGGAAACTGTATTGATGGATATTCTTAAAGATGAGGATAAGGGTAAGATTGATGATTACATTCTTAGAAAGAAGGATGAGATGAAAACAACAAACTTCATTGATATCGCTAAGAACTCAGCAGTTAAGGATATGAGTAAGTATCAGTTTAAGAATCAGGCGATTGGTGAGTTTATGAAGGGAACACCCGCTCACGTTAAGGCAGCACTTACATATAACCAATTACTAAAGTATTATAATGCACCTTACAAATATGAACCAATGAAAGATGGTGATAAGATTAAGTGGGTGTATTTAAAGAGAAATCCATTAGGGTTAGATTCAGTTGGATTGACTGGGTATAATGACCCAAAAGAAATATTAGATTTGGTAGAACAACACATCGATTATGATTTGATTTGGAAAAAAGAGTTAGAAAATAAGTTAGATGATTTCTACAAAGCAATGGTTTGGGAGAAGCCAAATCCTAATATGGCAGCAGCATCAAAGTTTTTTGGATTTTAATTTGGAAAGTTCAAAAAGTTTTTGTATATTTGTATCATTAGTAAACAATAATAATTTAAAAGTATGAAGAAAAGTAGTATTGAGAGTTTCATTAACCGATATAATCTCGGTGGTGAAGTAGAATCGGTAAAGATTGAATCAACCGATTCTCAAATGAAAGTAAGTTTTATCTCAGATGATAAGACTTTGTTAGGAGATGTAACCTCAGAAGAAGGTGAGTTTCCAAATGGTGAATTTGGTATTTATACCACATCACAACTGAAAGCACTATTAGGTGTTTTAGAATCAACTGTTGATGTTGAATCAACCGAATCTTATATTAAGTTTTCAGATAAAGGTACATCGGTAAACTATATGTTGGCTGACCTTTCAGTTATCCCAGTTGTTCCTGATTTGAAGCAGATGCCACCATTCGATGCAGAAATCACATTGAATGATGATTTTACATCTAAGTTCATCAAATCTAAAGGAGCACTTAGTGAATCTGATACATTTACATTTAGTTGTATTGGTGGTAAGGGTGAAGTTGTATTGGGATACTCAACAATCAACACAAACCGAATATCTATTTCAGTAGATTGTAAGTGTGAGGGTGATATCCAACCAATCTCATTCTCAGCAAAGTATCTGAAAGAAGTACTTAATGCAAACAGAGGTTCTAAATCAGCAACCTTAAAGATATCCTCTCAGGGGTTATCACACATTTCTTTTGAAAACGATTCATTAAAAAGTAACTATTATCTCGTAGAGATTAAATAAGGATATTATATGAATTTTTGGGATACAGAGCCAGCAAAGCCGGAGTTTGACTTCGAAACACAAAAAAGATTGTTAATCGAAAATATGGACTATCTTTCTTCTATGAGTGTTGAAGAGCAGACTTTATATAAGAAGTGGGTAGAATTGCAAGAACCTAATATGATTAGAGATAAATCTCAAATTGCATCTATGTACGATATTCAATGGGCTCCTACTGATATTAATAATTTGGAACAAACTATCAAAGAGATTGAAGAGTTAGAACCTTATGTTGAAATATTAGAGGATACCAAAGAGGCTGGTAAGTGGACTCATATCCGAAAAATGATTCATACAATGTCCTTTGTTGCTAATCCTGGTCGTAATGTTAAAATCAATGTAAAGGATAGAAAGAGTGGTAAGCTCTTAGGTCAAATATCATTGGCATCAGATGTTACATCAATGGCAGTTAGAGATAACTACATTGGGTGGACTAAGGATGATAAGTTCAAAAAAGGAAAACTCAATCATACTACAATCGCATCAACAATTGTATGTACCCAACCATTAGGATATAACTTTTTAGGTGGTAAGTTAATTGCTATGATGACTACGGTGCCTGAGGTAAGAGAGTTTTGGAAAGAGAAGTATGGACAGACTCTTATAGGAGTTGGTACTACATCTTTATACGGAATCCACTCTCAATACAATGGAATACCTCATTTCAAAACATTGGGTGAATCAGCAGGAAAGATTTCTATCAAACCTGATGATAAGTTCTACGACCCGTGGCACCAATGGTTAAAAGAAAATCGTTCAGAGTGGTATCAAGAAGCTATCACTAACGAACGAATCCGAAACGGCCAGAATATGGGAACTGGTGAAGGTGCTAGTGGACCTGTAAGTGGTATCAAACAAAAGATATTGGGGCAGATTTTCAAAGAATGTGGTATCAAACAATCCACATACCATCATGGTTTTAAGAGGGGTGTATATCTCGCTATGATGTATGAGAACGGACCTGAGTTTCTAAGAGATGAAATCGGAGAAGATGAATTGAAGATGAAACAAAAGTTCGTAGATGGTGTAGATTACATTAGTAAGTGGTGGAAGAAGAAAGCAATCAATCGATACACCAAACTACATTCTGAAGGTAGAATTAAACCTGAGAATTTGTTCTATATTGATGCGATTGGTATGAGTTGGGATAAAATGAAAGAAACGTACTTAAAAGAAGTTGGTAGATAAATAAAACATAAAAAATGAATGGTTACTTTAAACAGATAAAGGAAACTTTATTATATTTTGATTTTCAACCCTTATTATTCTTTTGGGTTACTAGTGATATTTTAAACAATCAAGTTTTATGGACTACGCTGGATTATTGGGATAATTTAGGTCAACCATATACTTATTGGTTATACTTTGCCTATTTAATAGCTAGTATATCAATGATAATATCAATAAATAATACTAAATGGTTATCTAGGTTTGTATCATTATATTTAGTTTTATATTTATTCTCGACAATTAGATATGTTGTAAATATATTTTCAACTTTAGATACAGAACCATTTGTGATAACGGATTTTAAAAATTTATTAATTACATTCTTCTATGCAAGTATGTGGACTTGGATTTTATTTAAACTAAAACGAGAAGTTTTACATAAATCATTAAAAAAATGAGCGAACAATTAACTACAATAATAATTACAACTTTAACTGTAGCTGGTGGTGCTGGAGCTTGGAAGTTTTATGAGTTTTTAATCCGTAATAGGCGTGAAAAAGAAAAGGAAACTATGACTGAACAGAATATGTATCGTGATGATTTACGTGCTCGAGTTGAAAAATTAGAAGGAGATAAAGAATCTTGTCAAATTCAATTAACAAGTATTACAGCCGAATTAGCAGCTATAAAAGTTAAGTTAGACTTTATTGAGAGAGAAAATAACAGATTATTAAGAAAATAAAAATAAATAAATGAATAATAACGAAAATAGCTTATGGGTTGAGAAATATAGACCCGATACATTGGAAGGGTATGTTGGTAATGAACATATCTTACAAAAAGTAAGAATCTATATAGAGAATGAGGATGTACCTCACTTACTTCTATATGGACAAGCTGGTACTGGTAAAACCACATTGGCTAAAATCATTACAAATCAGATTGATTGTGATGTGATGTATATAAACGCATCAGATGAAAACAATGTTGATACTGTTAGGGATAAGATTAGAGGGTTTGCATCTTCAATGGGTTTCCGTAAATGGAAGGTTATTATCTTAGATGAATCAGATTATCTTACACCAAACGCACAAGCAGCACTCCGTAACCTAATGGAAACATTCTCTAAAACTACAAGGTTTATTTTGACCTGTAACTATGTAGAGAAAATCATCGACCCGATTCAGAGTAGATGTCAAACATTTGGGATTACACCACCATCTAAGAAAGAAGTGGCTATGAGATTAAAAGATATCTTAGATGGTGAGAGTGTTCAGTATGAAATGCCGGATTTGGCAGTATTGGTTAATAGTGGATATCCTGATATTCGTAGAGTTCTAAACGCAGCTCAAAGACAGGTTATTGGTGGTGTTTTGGAGATTGATAAAGCATCTACTATTCAGGCAAATTATATGGATGAAGTTCTAACCGTACTGAAATCTAATGATAACCTTAAAGATACATTCAGAAATGTTAGACAGATTATAGCAGATTCGAAGGTGAAGGATTTTACACCATTCTATCGATTCCTATATGATAATGTTGATGAATACGCAAGTGGTAAAGCTGGTAATATTATCTTAAAGATTGCAGAGGCACAATACCAAGACGCATCAGTAGTTGATAAAGAAATCAATGTGATGGCAATGATGTTACAAATTTTAATTGATATAAAAGGATAAGTTATGGCAAAAGGAAAAGGAAAAGTTGTTGGTATGAATCCACAACAACAGGCACCACAATTGAACATCGACCCAACTAAGTTGGATACCGTAAGTTGTGAAAATTGTGAAGGTATCTTCTTCGAAGAGGTTACAATGTTTAAAGAAGTTCCAGCAGTTCAATCACCAAACGGACAGAAATCAATGTTACCGATTCCCGTTGTTAGATGTGCTGAATGTGGAAATGTATCAGAGAAGTTTTTACCTAAAGAATTATTACCTTAATGGCAAAAGCAGCTGGAAATACAGTAAAGGCAAAAACAATATTTCAGCATCTGAGTGGTATAAAGGAGAAGAAGGAGTCTTGGGAATCTCTATCTGAGATGGATAAGAAATCCTTTACTCCTTTTATCATCAATAGGTGGTTGAGTATGAACTTGGATTTACTACCAATCGTTAATATTCTTCAGAAATATACCATTGGGTTATTATCACCCAAAGAAGTTTATAAGTTGTATTTAGATTTCTTACCAAAGCAGAAAACATTTGATAAATACATTAAAGGTAAGAAAGAAGGAAAGTATAACAAAGAACTCTTAGAGTACTTATCAAAGTGGTATGGTGTATCTCAGAGAGAAGTTGGTGATTATTTAGATTTACTTCCAAAGGATGAGGTAATTAATATTTTAAAAAAATATGGTTTAACAGAAAAAGAAGCAAAAAAGTTATTAAAATGAGTAGATTATTAGATATGCTAAGAACATCAGCAATCGCTGATAAGGCAAAAGCACTCCTTACATTGGAGTTATTAGAAGGTAAAGCAGTTGGTATTGGTGACCATTCAACTGGCGATTTTTATGAGAACGCAGAAGAAGCATTAAGAATGTTAGTAGATGCGGATGATAGGTTGATTACGTTGGAAAGATACTTTACACAACAACCACAACAACAACCATCAGAAGTAACCGAACCTAAAAAAGATACCAAACAACAATTAAATGGATAATATAAGAGAAACTAAAACAAAAGTAGTTCATAGAGGTGAACGTACAATGAGTACTAACAAAGAACAATCCGCAGTTGATTTTTGTGAACAAAATTATCCTGAAATGATGGAAGAGTACAAAAGGATTATGTGGGAACAATATGAAACCTTTTGTAAGAAACAACGAAACTATGGACCAGATAATATCTCAGTTGGTACTGATTTAAAAACTAAAGATGATATTAAGATTTCACTTACAGGTCTTTGGTTCAGAATGAATGATAAAATTCAACGATTGAAGCAATTGGTAGTATTAGGGCAGCCAGATGAAGTTGGTGAATCAATACAAGATACTTACGCTGACCTCTCAGTATATGGTATCATTGCCCAAATCGTTCAAAACGGAAAGTGGGGAAAGTGATTAGAAATTTATTACTATCCTTAGTAGTGGGGATAATCACTACAAGCTGTGCAGTACATCCTTTGAAATATTAACGATTTCTTAACATTAAAAGCTTGGTAATACCAGGCTTTTTTTGTATATTTACTTTGTAATAAAAACTGAGAATTATGCAATTATACAAAGTAATGAACGAAACAAATTACCCTGAAGAACATACAACTCAACTTTCATTAGAGGAAGCTAATGAGTTGTTAAGTAGTTTAGAGGAAATGTTTCCAGATGAACAATATTCTATTTGGCCGGATGAGTATGTAGAACCTAAAGAGGCTAGGTATTATAATAATAATGCCGTAGATGGGTGGGAAGATATGTACCCATCATATGAATAATAATATAAATAATTTGGATTATCCAAATAAAATTCGTATATTTGTAATATGAAAGATAGTAAGATAAACAATATATTCACATTTGGTGTAAGAGAACCACAACCTGGTGATTCTAAGGTATCTTACTCTCAATATACAATGTATGCTAATTGCCCACATCAATGGAAATTGAATTATATGGATGGGCATCGTTCGTTCGACCCATCACTTCATTTGGTGTTCGGAACTGCAATGCATGAAACTCTTCAGAGTTGGTTAGATGTACTATATAATAATTCACCTAAAGAAGCAACTGAGATGGATTTGGGTAAGTTATTATATGAAAGTATGATTGAAGAGTATAAGAAGATGCGTGAACAAACTGGAGTGGAATTCAGTTCACCATCTCAAATGGAAGAGTTCTTAGAAGATGGAATTGAAATTCTTAATTATATTACAAAGAATAGAATTGATTACTTCAATACCCGTCAGCTAAACTTAGTTGCAATTGAATTACCAATATACTCAAAAGCAATACCAACGCATGAAGTGTATATGAGGGGGTTTTTAGATATTGTATTCGAAGATACATACCAAAATAAATTGGTTATTTGGGATATCAAAACATCAACTAATGGGTGGAACAAATATCAGAAAGCTGATAAAACAAAAACTGCTCAGTTGGTGTTGTACAAAAAGTTCTTATCTGAACAATACGGATATCCATTAGATAGGATTGATGTTAAGTACTTTATTGTAAAACGTAAGTTAATGGAAGGTATGATGTTTGCTCAGAAGAGAGTACAAGAATTTGTACCTGCAAATGGTAAACCTACATTAAATAAGATAACTAAAAGTTTTGAGGATTTTATCAGAAACGCATTTAATGAAGATGGTAGTTACAGAACCGAATCTGAGTTTCCAGCAATGGCGGGTAAGAACAATAAGAATTGTAAGTACTGTCCTTTCAAAAATGATTTTGATAAATGTCCTAAAGAGAATAGACACAAAGTTTAAATTTAGATATATGTTGTACTTTTATTGTAAAAAGGGGTTGGAGTTTAAAAACATCAACCGAAAGTTCATTATTGGGGTGTTGGGATATACAACCTTTTTAGTTTTAGGTACTTTCCTACTAACACATAATTCAGATAGGCGGGTGGTTTTAGAAACCATTACACCAGAAGAACGATTGATTGTTATAAATCAAAATGAACGAGCATTTAGTGAGGATACTTTAATTGGTATGTTAAAAGAACTAAATGTTAAGTTTCCACATATTGTGTTAGCACAATCAATTGTAGAAACGGGTCATTGGACTAGTAGAATCTTTATAGAGAACCACAATCTATTTGGAATGAAAGAGGCGTATGTAAGAGTTCATACCGCAAAAGGAACTCAACATAACCACGCATACTATGAGAATTGGAGAGAATCGGTGTATGATTATGCATTTTACCAATGTAGGTATTTGGGTGGCCTTAAAACTGAAGAAGAATATTTTCAGTATCTATCCAGAAGTTATGCAGAAGCACCAAATTATATACAATCATTAAAAAGGGTTATAGCGAATGAAAAATTACGTGAGAAATTTCAAAAGTAGTTCAAATAAAACTCGCGTATCATATAAAAGAATATCAAATGGAAATGATGATGATATGAACATAGCAATTATAGGTTCACCTAAATATGATAGTGTTAGAACTATTAGGGATTTTCTATTCAACATCAAACAAAAGTTAGGTACTGATGTTAATATCATAACGAGAGGTAACAAAGATGGATGTGAGAAGTGGGTTAGAAAATATGCTTTAGAGTTTGGTTTTAGATATACGGAGTACAATCCAGCACATACTGGTAGAAATTTATATAGTGGAATGAGTGATGAGTATTATGATAAACCATTTCACCCAACACAAAGGTTACACCAGTATGATTGCATTGTAAAGCATTCCGATAAGATTATCTACTTTGGTGGAATTAAACCATCAGAACAAAAATATTTTGAAAAATTACTTTTGAGATTTGGAAAAAAAGTTGTATATTTGAGTTGATTAAATATACTTCAATATTTATATTAAAATAATTAAGGTTACGAAATGAGTAAAAAGAAAAAGATTCTATTATTATCCGATGATTTAAGGTTGCATAGTGGTATTGCAACCATGTCAAAGGAGATTGTACTACATACCTCACATAAATACGATTGGATTCAGGTAGGTGCAGCAGTTAAACATCCAGATGAGGGTAAATTCTTCGATGTATCAGATTCAGTAAATGAAGAGGCGGGTATTGATAACGCAAATGTTCGTATCATTCCAATGAGTGGGTATGGTAATCAGGACTTAATTAGACAATTAATAACTACTGAGAACCCAGATGCAATTCTACACTTCACCGACCCTCGTTTTTGGGATTGGTTATATGCTATGGAAGATGAAATCCGTAGACACATTCCTATCTTCTATTATAACATTTGGGATGATTTACCAGACCCACAATGGAACGCACCATTCTATGGAAGTTGTGATTTATTAATGGGTATTTCTAAACAAACCTATGGTATCAATACGAGAGTGATGGATAAATTTGGAATGCCAATGGAAGATTGGCAGATTCAATATGTACCACATGGTGTATCTGAAAAGTTTAAACCAATTCCATCTGATTCAAATGAGTATCAGAAGGTAATTGATATGAAATCCAAATTGGGTATTGGTGATAAGAAGTTTGTAGTTCTTTATAACAACCGAAACATTCGTAGAAAGAATCCAGGTGATGTTGTATTAGCATATAAAGAGTTTTGTGATACACTTACCAAAGAACAGTCAAAAGATGTAGTTCTTCTATTCCATACTCAGCAAGTAGACCCGAATGGTACTGATTTGCCAGAAGTGGTTAAGAACGTTTGTCCTGATTATGATGTACAATTCACAAACTCTCAGTTCTCAACTGAAGATTTAAATGTTCTATACAACCTTGCAGATGTTACAATCAATATGGCATCAAACGAAGGGTTTGGATTAGCAACTTGTGAATCAGTAAAAGCAGGTACACCAATCGTAGTAAACGTAACGGGTGGATTGCAAGACCAATGTAACTTTACTATCGATGGTAAGTATATTACTGCAGACCAATATGTTGAGCTAGGTTCACTTCACAATCGTAAGAAACTACCTGAGAATCTTAGTTGGGGTAGTTGGGTAAACCCAATTTGGCCATCCAATCGTTCATTACAAGGTTCACCTGTAACTCCATACATTTTTGATGATAGATGTTCTTATGAAGATGCTGCTAAGGCATTAAGACAATGGTATGATACTCCATCTGAACGTAGAACTGAATGTGGGTTAGAAGGTTCTGAGTGGATGAATTCAGTAGAAAGTGGAATGAGTGCAAGACATATGGGACAACGATTCATTGATTCAATGGATGGTGTGTTTGATAAATGGCAACCAAAAAATGAAGTAGTATTATGGAAGATATAAAAAAATTATGTGTAGTGAGTTGTCCTATCTCAACTCGAAGTGGATATGGTGCACGAAGTAGGGATTTTGTAAGAGGTTTGATTGAATCAAAACCAAATTGGGATATCCGAATCCTTTCTCAGAGATGGGGACAGACGGCTATGGATGCTCTCAAAGAAGATGAAGATGATGATTTGTTAAGTAGAATCATTACTGAGAAGATGGAAACTCAACCAGATGTGTGGATTCAAATCACAGTACCTAATGAGTTTCAGCCGGTTGGTAAGTACAGTATTGGCTTAACTGCTGGTGTAGAAACTACAATTATGCCACCTGAGTGTTTAGAAGGTATCAATCGTATGAATAAGGTATTGGTATCATCTGAATTTACAAAGCAAGTGATTATGAGTTCTGTATATGATAAGAAGGATGAGAAAACAAATCAATTAATGGGCCAACTGAAATGTAATGTACCAGTTGAGGTTCTATTTGAGGGTATTGATTTAGAAGTATATAATGAGAAAGCACCATCTGAAGAACGTATTAATAACGTACTAAGAAATATAAACGAAGATTTTGCGTTCTTATTTGTGGGACATTGGTTAAAGGGGGATTTTCAACAAGATAGAAAAAATGTGAGTGGTTTAATTTGGACATTTTTACAAGCATTTAAAAATAAGAAAAAACAACCAGCCCTAATTCTTAAAACATCAGCAGGTTCTACATCATTAGTAGATAGAGTTAAGTTGAGAAAAATCATCGAACAAATAAAAGATAGTGTGGGTGGTAAAATGTTACCTAATATTTACTTACTACATTCAGATTTAAGTGATTGGGAGATGAACGCATTATATAATCACCCAAAGGTTAAGGCTCATGTATCATTTACAAGAGGTGAAGGTTTTGGTAGACCTTTATTGGAAGCAACTATTAGTGGTAAACCAATGATTGTTAGTGGGTGGAGTGGACATATGGATTTCATTAATCCAGAATACGTTTCAGTTATTAATGGTAAGTTGGAAAAGGTTCACAAATCAGCAGCAGATAAATTCTTAGTAAAAGAGGGTGAGTGGTTTACTGCAGATTACAATCAAGGTGGTTCTATTATGAGAGATATGGTAGATAACTATAAAAAGTATTTAGAGAAATCTCGTAAACATCGTAAGTATAGTAAAGATAACTTCTCATTTGATAAAATGATAGAACGTATTGGTGTATTGTTTGATGAGAGTACGATGGATATCAAAGAACAACCACAACAGGTTGGTTTAAAACTACCAAAGTTAAAGAAGGTTAATAAAGAAGAGAAACCTGAGGTTAAATTACCTAAATTAAAAAAGGTTAAGTAATGCCAGGATACTACAATACACATCTAAGAAAAACATCAGACCCCACTCCAATTACGAAAAGTAAGATGGAGCGGGGTATGGTGGTTAAAATTAAGTACAAAAAAGATACAGGTACAAAGTTGTATCTCGTATTTGTACTACAGCCAAAATGGCCTAATACAATTGAAGGTAAGTTACATGGGTTATCCTTAGATGCAGTATCTCCTGGTAAATTATTAGAAATAGCAGAAATCTATAATGAGGTGATATCAAAATCTTCAAAGGTTAAACGATTAGATTTGGCTAAAATTCAAATCAATGAAGCATCTAAGGTGTTTTATACATCAGAGATTAAAACCGAAAAACAACTGAAGGCTGCGTATCGTACATTCAATCTATTGGATATTAAATCAGTTCAGGCAGTAAACTATGATTGGGGTAAATTTGATAAGATTCCATCTGCAGATGAACGTAGAAAACAATTAGAGGCTGAAGCAAGAGAACGAGAGCAGCAAGAACAAAACAAAGTAAAGTAAAATGAAGATTAGTTACGCAATTCCAGTTTGTAATGAACACGTAGAAATTCAAAGATTAGTATCATTTTTATTAAAACACAAACAATCTAATGATGAGATTGTAATAATATTTGATTCAAAAAATGGTAGTAAAGCAGTAGAAGAGTACCTAAGAAGTCATTCTGTAAACGCAGAGTTCCAATGGTATCCAAATGAATTCGATGGCCATTTTGGTAATATGAAAAATAAACTAAATTCATTGTGTAGTGGTGATTACATTTTTCAGATTGATGCAGATGAACTACCCGATATTGGGTTGATGGAAAATATACATGGTATATTAGAATTGAATGATGTAGATGTAATCTTAGTTCCAAGAGTAAATACGGTCGCAGGACTTACTGATGAGCATATTCAAAAGTGGGGTTGGAACGTAAATTCAGATGGTTGGGTAAACTGGCCGGATATGCAATGGAGATTGTATAAAAACTCAGATAATATCAAATGGATTAATAAAGTGCACGAACAATTAGATGGATTCAAAACCATATCACATTTACCACTTCAAGAAGAGTTAGCACTACATCATCCAAAAACAATCGAAAGACAAGAAAAACAAAACGAGTATTACGATACGTTATAAGTTATGTATAAAGTAGGTATAATTGGTAAGGGGTATTTTGGTAAAAAAATACACTCAACACTTCAATCATTTTGTGATATTAAATTCTTCACTGGTAGGGAAATGGATATTACATATGATATCGATTGGGTAGTCGTTGCATCTTCAACCGAATCTCACTATCAATTAGCAAAAGATTTTATTCAAAGGGGTATAAATGTTTTTATTGAAAAACCAATGACTCCAACATATGAACAATCTAAAGAGTTAGTAGATTTATCAAAAAAACACAATGTAAAATTATATGTTGATGATGTGTTTTTGTATCATCCAACATTAAGGTGGATTGCACAATATGACCCTAAAGTTCTTAGATTTGAGTGGAGAAAGTATGGCTCGTTTAACGATAATATTTTTAATAATTTATCGTATCACGATTTATATATAGCACTACACTTAGGATATGATTTATCAGGTGATATTCATATTAAAACTAATAGAGTAAATGAAAAGGAGTTTAGTATTGGTGATACTGAATTCTACTATGATAGAGTTAGTAAAAAGAAAACTAAACAAGCATTTGGTGGTGGATATACTTTTGATTTTAAAACAAATCTAAATTTACTAACATCGATGTTTCATCAGGTATTTGATGGTAAAGTATCATTTGAATCAAACAACCAAATGGCATTAGATGTAAATTCTATATTGGATAGGTTGAATGAACATAAACCAAAAGTAGCTGTTATTGGAGCGGGTATTTTTGGAGTTACATCAGCACTTAAATTGGATGATGACTTTGATGTAACACTATTTGAAAAGAATAATGATATTTTACAAAACGCGAGTTCTATAAACCAATATAGATTACATAGGGGATATCATTATCCAAGAAGTGTTGATACTGCTGTATCTGCGAAACATGGTACTGAAACATTTTTGGAAGAATATCCATGTGAATTAGAATCATCAAATCAACATTATGCAATTGCATCATTTGGTTCAAAAGTAACATCAAATGATTATGAATCTTTTATGGATAATGTGGGTTTGAACTATGAAGAAGTTGTGAGTGATTTGCTAGTAGATACACATATAGAAAAGTTATATAAAGTTGATGAGGGGTTGTTTGACCCTAAAAAGTTATATGATATGTGTAAAGCTAGATTGAATGATTCTAACATAAAAATATTGTATAATCAAGAATTCAAACGAATAGATGAGTTGGATTATGATTATGTAGTAAATGCAACATATTCTAATTTAAATCAGAATTCAGAGAAACAATCAGATTATCAATTTGAGATTTGTGAAAAACCATTGATTAAGTTGCCTGAAAAATATAAGGGGATGGGTATTGTAATTATGGATGGCCCATTTATGTGTATAGACCCATATTCTGATACCGAGTATCATGTTGTTGGTAATGTAGTTCATGCAATCCATTACACAAATACAGGTAAGATGCCTGAGATACCTAAAAAGTTAGAAGGGTTATTAAATAAAGGTATTGTAAAAAATCCATCAATTACAAAATGGAGTAAATTTAAAGAAACGTTAAGTAAGTTTTTTACGAATGTTGATGGTGTAGAACACATTGGTTCTATGTTTACAATCAGAACTGTATTATCTAATAGAGATTATGATGATGCAAGACCTAGTATAGTTGATAAAGAATCTAAAAGTAAATATCTAATATTTTCAGGTAAAATATCAACCGCAGTTGATACTGCAAATGAGTTGTGCAATTATATAAAAAAGAGCTAATATGCATTTTTTTAGAATTAATAGTAACAAATTAAGTAGCGCAGGTGAAGTAGATTTAGTTGGGTTTGATAAAAAAAATCCAATGTATATACCTGATGAATACTTAGAAGCTGGTGAGTTCTTAGTTATGAGAACCTGTCATGGTATTGGAGATTGGTGTATCATATCAGGCATACCAAGAATACTAAAATCAAAATATCCAAATTGTAAAGTATATGTACCATCTTCTAAAATGTTAAAAGATATCTTTGGTGATATGATGCAGAATTGGGGGTATGGTTTATATGATGCTACTAAAGTTACTGAAGATATTTTTAAAAACAACCCATATGTAGATGAGTTTGTGGATTATGTGGATGGTGAGGTTTTCCACGACCATTATAGGATATTTGATTCTGAAAATTCAAAGATTCCATTAACAACACAAATGATGAAGTTTTGGCAATTTAATAATGAAGAATTATCAGATACAACGCCAGATATATACTTTTCCGAAGAAGAAAGTAATTTTGGTAAAGAATTGCTTGGAAATATCAAAAATTATGGGTATATTGGTGTATCATCAACATATGGGTCAACCGCAGATACTCACTTGTTGGTAGATAAAATAAAAGAATATGGTGATATCCATTGGTTTTATTATGGAGAAGCTCCAATTGAAGAAACTAATTTGAATTTTATAAAAAATTATACATCAGTAAAACCAATGAATCTTAACATCAGACAACAAATGTATCTTCGTTGTAACGCTATAGTAAATGTTGGTAATGAAAGTGGTATGACTTTATGGTGCGCTAAGTATTCAGATACGTTTGTATTAGGTAATAAATTCTATGGACCTCTACATGGTGAGAGATTAAATGGTAAACCAAGAAAAGACCCGTTTAAGACTGGTAATTTTGTTGATAAAATAATATATCTTACATAATGAATACGATACTATTAACTTGTTCGGGTGGCCCTGCTGCGGTGGGTGTAATTAAATCTATTAGGGGTATACCTTATAAATGCCGTATTGTTTCTATTGATTTAGACCCGTTAGCTGTGGGTGGGTTATTATCAGATGTGAGTTACACAGTACCAAACTCAGAATCAGATGAATATTGGGATGTTGTGTTTGATATTATCAAAAAAGAAAAAGTTACTTTAATTTTACCAACAGGTGATAGTGATATTAAACATTTTTCTAAACATAAAAGTGAATTAGAATCTATGGGTATTTCGGTTTTCATGTCCGATTACGATACAATTCTGAACTGCCAAAATAAAATGAGGTTTTATGAATTTTGTGTTTCTAAGTTTAGTGATGTTCTTCCTAAGACTAGTTTAAATGGTTATGATTTAAATTTACCTGTAATTGCCAAACCAAAAGTTGGGAGTGGTAGTAGAGGTATTCATTTATGTAAATCAAATCGTGATTTAGAATCAATAACTGGAGATTATATATTTCAATCGTATCTGCCAGGGAAAGAATATACAGTAGATTTATTATCTGATTTAGATTGTAACGTATTAAGTTGTGTTGTAAGAGAACGATTGCAAGTTAAAGCCGGAATCTCTGTAAAGGGTAAGGTTATAATAAATAAGACCATAGAAAAAATGTGTACTGATTTGGCACACCATTTAAATATAAAAGGGCCAGTATGTATTCAGCTAAAAGAAGATGAAAACGGAAATCCTAAATTTATAGAAGTAAACCCACGATTAGGCGGTGGTACTTATTTTAGTAGATTAGCAGGTGTTAACTTTGTAGAAATAATACTACAAATAGTAAATGGTAAAGATGTGCATATTAATTCTCCAAAGGAAATAACTGTGGTAAGATATTTTAATGAAATAGTAGTATGAGAATATTTGTAGATATAGATGAAACAATATGCATTCACAATGGTGATAGATTGGGCTATAAGAATCCTACACCATTGATTGAAAATATAGATAAAATAAATAAACTATATGATGCTGGAAATGAAATTACATATTGGACTGCAAGGGGGTCATATAGTGGTATAGATTATTACGAACTAACGAAATCTCAATTAGATGATTGGGGGTGTAAGTATCATCATTTAAGTGTTGGTGAAAAACCATCATATGATTTATTAATTTGTGATAAAACAAAACGAATAGAAGAGATATGAAAAACGAAAGAATATTAGTAATCGGTGGTACAGGTGCTTTAGGTAGTACGTTAACTGATAGATACTATAACGATAATGAAATTATGGTATTATCTCGTAGTGAACATAAACAAGAGGCAATGCGAGTAAATTATCCGAATGTTACATATCGGTTAGGTGATGTTAAAGATAAACCATCTTTAGTAAGAAACTTATATGAGTTTAAACCCACTGTTGTTATCAATACAGCTGCAGTTAAAACAGTCTGGGTATGTCAAGATAATAGTTACGAATCCGTACAAACAAATATTATAGGACATCAGAATTTAATAGATGCAATACAAGAATGTAATCACAAAATAAAAACATTGGTTTTTATATCAACTGATAAAGCGTGTAAACCTGTAAATGTATATGGAATGTCGAAGGCAATTGCCGAACAATTGTATGTAAACTTTGCAAAACAACAATCTGATATCAAAGTGGTAATGGCTAGGTATGGTAATGTATTAAACTCTACGGGTTCTATAATTCCAGTATTTACAAAAAAGATAAAAGATGGTGCAACATCATTACCAATTACAGATTTTGGTATGACTAGATTTTTACTTACATTAGACCAGGCGATTGATTTAATTGAATGGGCATACTTCCACAAAGATTCACATGGTAAAATTGCAATCCCTAAAATAGAATCATTAAAGATTATTGATTTGGCAAAAGCAATAGCTAAATCACTTGGTAAAGATAATATTGATTTTCATAAAGTTCCAATAAAAGATGGTGAAAAACTACATGAAGATATGATTAGTGAGATTGAGTTTCAACGTACTAAAGAATATGATAATTACTATCTAATTGGATATGAAAGAATAAATGAAAGTTACGACCACAAACCATTCAACTCAGCATTACATTTAACAAAAGATACAACTGAATTTTTAAAAAGAAATAACGTATGGTAGTTGGTATAAACGGAGTTGGATTTGTGGGATACCATTTATGGGTTTATCTAAATTATAAATCAGATATTGATGTAATTAGATTATCAAAAGAACCAACGCATACAGAACTTAAAAAATGTGATGTAATCGTTCATATGCGAGAACGTAATAGAGGTAATTTAGATAAACTTTATTCTGATAATAGAGAATCTACTTTAAGTTTGTTAAAAGCATTAAACGATATAAACCATAAACCTAAAATTATATACACATCATCAATCCACGAAAACTCAGATGATTTATATGGTAAGTGGAGAAGAGATAACATTAAAAATTTTATGGAATGGGGTGGTGATTTTAAATCAGTAAAGCTACCAAATATTTTTGGCCCGTTTTGTAAACCAAACTACAACTCATTTATTGCAACATTTTGTGATAAGATTATAAAAGGTGAAGATGTAACATATAGCTCTGATAATGTAAACTTACTTTATGTAGAGGATTTGTGTATTCAGTTATTAGAAGTAATAAATGGTGAAAGAGATGAAATTGAATATACTGATATTGTACCCGTAGAATATGTTTATAACAAACTAATCCTTTGGAGAAAGCAATATTTAACAGAAAATAAAATACCCTACATTGATTGTAATTTTGATTTAAATCTATTTAATACTTTTAGGTCATATGTAGATGATGATTGTAGATTGTTTCCTATAAAATTAAATGAAGATAATAGAGGTAAATTATCAGAGTTAGTAATATCAAAAATACCAGGTCAAATATTTTATTCTACTACAAAACCAGATACTAAACATATTAGAGGAAATCACTTCCATACTAAAAGAATTGAAAGGTTTTGTATATTAGAAGGTAAGGCATCTGTAAGTATGAGAAAAGTTGGTACAGAAGATGTAAAGACTTACACTATAAATGGTGATGATGGGGTTGTATTTGATACACCAGTTTATTATACTCATAATCTAAAAAACATAGGTGATACAC